GTTTGGAACTTCTGGAGGAGGAGCACTTTTAGCAGCAGCAGGAAATTTGGGTATTTATTTAGCATTGTCTGGTATATCGCAAATGTTAACTCCTACAGAACAACTTAATGGAGCTTCTGACGATCCATCTAGTTTTACTTTTAATGGAGTACAAAATACAATAAGGGCGGGTGTTGCCATACCAGTTGTTTATGGTGAAATATTTACCGGATCGTTGGTGGTGTCTGGCGGCATTGATACAGATGATTACTCAGCATAATTATGTTTAGAATACCTGAGATACATTTTGGAGCAGGACGAAAGGAAATCCAACTAAACCCTTTTAAGTGGTTTGGCGGTGGCGGTGGTACAGCAACAATAACTTTAGGTTCTTTGCAAAGTAGGCAAGCCATTAACCTTATTGAAGTCATAAGTGAGGGAGAAATTGAGGGCTTTCCATCAGCAGCAGGACTAACGAAAGGAACTGATGCTTATTCTCAAGCAGCTTTAAAAGATATATTTTTAGATAAAACACCGATTATAAAACCAAGTGCAGATCCAAACAATATACAAACTAGTGATTTTAATTTTCAAAGAATAAAATTTGAACCTCGATTTGGAACGTCTAATCAAACTCACATAAAGGCTATAAGTGAGATTGAAAACGAAACATCTGTAGGAGTTGAGGTAACTAATTCATCACCAGTAACAAGAACTGTAACTGATTCCGATATTGATGCCATTAGAGTTACGATTACTTTTAATGCTCTTGTTAATATCAACGAAAAAGACGGAAAAAACTTAGGTACTACCGTTGATGTATTTATAGAAATTACTGAAAATGATGGAACTGTTTCTCGTTTTGACAAAAATCTAGGCGGGAAAACCTCAATTCAACCTGCTGGTCTTTTTACTGGAATTTTTGATCTTTTAAGCCAAGTTTCAGAGTTTACAGTTAGGGGTAAATCAAGAAGCTCATATAGTAGAGACTTTGTAATCCCTATTAAAGATAATGCTTCTTTTCCTATACAAGTTAAAGTTGGGAGGATTACTGCTGACAGCACAAGTGACAGGGTAACAGATAAGTTTTCATGGACATCTCTCACAACAATAAAAGATGAACAGAGAGCTTACCCAGACATAGCTCATTTGTATTTACGTCTCGATGCGGAACAATTTTCTAGTGTTCCTCAAAGAATGTATAGGATTCGTGGGATAAAAATTAAGATACCTCATAATGCAACTGTAGATCAGACAAATGGAAGACTAACTTATAGTGGTACTTTTAATGGAACTCTTACAACTACAACTCATTGGTGCTCAGATCCATCTTGGATTTTATTTAATTTGTTAACAAGTAGTAGGTTCGGATTAGGAGAGCATATTACTGAGGCTCAACTTGATAAATTTGCTTTTTATAGTGCTTCTGTATATTCTTCTGAATTAGTTGATGATGGAGAAGGGGGGCAAGAACCTAGATTTAGCTGTAATGTAGTTCTTCAAAAAAGAGAAGATGCTTTTAAGACAGTAGCGTCTCTTAGTTCTGTAATGAGAGGAATGACATTTTGGAGTGCTGGATCTCTTACTCTCACTCAAGATAGACCCGCAGACGCTAGTTATTTATTTAACTTATCAAATGTTACTGCTGAAGGATTTATATATTCTGGAACAAGTTTAAAAACAAGATCTACTGTTGTATCTGTGTCTTATTTTGATATGGAAAATCAAGAGTTAAACTTTGAGACTGTTGAAGATACCACTGCTAAAAATAAATATGGAATTATTCATAAAAAAATTACAGGTTTTGCTTGTTCATCAAAAAATCAAGCTAGAAGGTTGGGAAGATTTATTCTATTTGAGGAACAAAAATCTTCGGAAACTATTAGTTTTGCTACTGGATTAGCCGAAGGAGTAATAGTCAGGCCAGGTCAGGTTATAGAAGTAAGTGATCCAGTAAGAGCAGGACTTAGAAGAGGAGGCAGAGTAAAATCTGCAACAAACACAACTATTACTGTAGATAACATTACAGAGACAGATTTAGATGCAAGCAATAGTGCAACTCTTAGTGTTGTTTTACCTGATGGATCGGTAGAGACAAAAGATGTTCCTGCTACTGGTATATCTGGAGCAGTAATAAGTATTGATTCTTCTAGTCCATTTAGTGCTATTCCAAATACTAATACTGTTTGGATTTTACAAAATACAACTCTACAAACTACACAGTGGAGAGTTGTTTCAGTTACAGAGGATAAAGATAATTATGCTGTTACGGCAACTTCATATAACGCAGGAAAATATGCTTTTATTGAAGATGGTTCTCCATTACCTGTTCGTAACATTACGGTATTAAATGATGTTGTAGAAGCCCCTGGTTCACCAAATGTTGTAGAAGAGTTTTTTGTAGATGGTAATGTTGCAAGAACTAGATTAAATATAGATTTTAACAATGTTCCGAGGGCTGTAGAGTATGAACTTAATTACAGATTAGATAATGGTAATTTTGTAACTCTTAAATCAAAAAGCACTGAATTTCAAATTTTAGATTCATTACAGGGTGAATATGAATTTCAACTATATAGTATAAACTCTTCACTTCAACCTTCTGCTCAACCAACAACTTTTTCATTTACTGCTTCTGGAAAAACTGCTTTACCAGAAAACGTAAGTAATTTAACTATTGAGCCTATTAATGAGCAGTTTGTAAGATTAAGATTTACTCAATCTACTTCAATTGATGTCTTACATGGAGGGCGAGTTTATGTGAGGCATACAAATCAAAGTGGAGGTGCTGCTACATTTCAAAGTGCTCAAGACGTAATTGAAGCTGTTGCTGGTAATGCTACGGAAGCAATAGTTCCTGCATTGGAGGGGACTTATCTTGTTAAATTTCAAGATGATGGAGGTAGGTTCAGTGCTTTGGCCGCTAGTGTCAGTCTTTCAACAGTTCAACTTATAGATGAAATTACTGTAAAAACGGATAGAGAGGATACAGATGGCACACCATATAACGGAACTAAATCAAATGTAGTTTACGATGGATTGTTAGGAGGATTAAAACTTATAGATCCTACAGCAAATGCTACAGGCACTTACGATTTCGTAGATACATTAGATTTGGGAGCAACTTATTCACTACAACTGAAAAGGCATTTTCAAGGAGTTGGTTTTTATGTAGGAGATGAGTTTGACAATAGAACAGAGAATATAGATACATGGACAGATTTTGATGGAAGTATTGCAAACGAAGTTAATGCAAAAATAGCTGTACGCACTACAACCGATAATCCTTCTAGTTCTCCAACATATTCATCTTTTAACGATTTTGCTAATGGAACATTTAAAGGTAGAGGTTTTCAGTTCAGAATTACTATAGATACAGCAGATACAGCACAGAATATGAATTTACAGCAAGCAGGATATACAGCAACCATGCCATCAAGAACTGAACAATCATCTGTCATTGCATCTGGAGCAGGGGCAAAAGCGGTTACATTTACAGCACCATTCTTTGTTGGAACGTCTGCACTTGGCAATTTGAATAGTTTCTTACCTTCTGTTAATATTTCCCCTCAGAATATGGCTACAGGCGATTTTTTTGAGCTTTCAAGTATATCTGGAACTGGCTTTACAGTTCATTTTAAAAACTCAAGTAATGCTAGTATTGATAGAAACTTTACCTACAGTGCTGTTGGTTTCGGCAAAGGAGGGTAACATGGAGAAAAATAGTTATTAACTATGTCTGACGTAACAAATTATACAATAGAGAACGCCTCTGGAGCTAACGTCCGTAGTGATTTAAATTCTGTTTTTGCTGCAATTCAGTCAAGCAATTCTAAATCTAGCGATCTAGCTGCAAGTCAATGTGTAGCTGGTATGCCGTTTTTAAATACCACTACAAATATTTTAAAGATAAGAAATAGTTCTAATGGTGGTTTTACAGAGATAGGAAATATAGATCAATCGAATTTAGGGTTGTTGCCTAAAGCTGGCGGTACTATGACAGGTGCTTTGCTTATAGATGACTCAAATAGTGCAGCGACTCCTGCCTTAAGTTTCGACACAGATACGGATTTAGGTTTATTTAGAAAATCTGCAAATGTCATGGGATTTTCTTCTAGTGGTACAGAGCGAATGATATTTGATTCAAATGGATTAACGCTTCAATCACAGAATGATTTACGTTTTGCTGATTCTGATAGTTCGCATTTTATTGCTTTACAAGCACCATCAACTATTTCAAGCAATGTAACTCTTACATTACCAGCTACAGATGCTCCTGTCAGTGGATATGCACTAATATCGGATGGGTCAGGAACTTTAAGTTGGGGGGTTGCAGGAGCAGGAGCACAGGGCGGTGGGTCAGATAATATATTTTGGGAAAACGATCAAACTGTTACGACTAACTATACAATTACTAACGGTAAAAATGCTGGTAGTTTTGGACCTATAGTGATTCAAAGCGGAGTAACCGTTACAGTTGGTTCTGGTGAGACATGGACTGTAGTATAAAAGTCTATATAATAAACTTATGAGCCAACTTAAAGTAAATAGTATTGTTCCTACAGGTGGTCTTGGTACAGGAGCTTATGGCGGTGTTATTCAAGTGAAACCTGT